ATCGTGTAGTACGTCTGAAATCATTTGTCTTACTCCTTTGTAGATTAAAGCCCTAACCAGTCGCTCAAAGGGACGCTTTGCCCAGGTGCGGCTTCTGAATTTTTTGCTTCATCGGTCATCTGTCATTCCTCTTATCGTCGTCCACGGGCAAATCGCCCCTTAGCTTTGCGTTAGGCGGCATTATTATTTTGTTAAAATCAGCGCCGACATTGCGGTAAAACACGCCGAAGCTTTTTGTGTGTATAGTCTCAACCCCGTTCACTAATTGTCCAATTTCTTCAACGGTATCTGGCACTCGTCTTCCACCTTTTTCGACATCATCAAACCAGGGCTGCAAAATACAAACAGCATCACCTTTTTTTAGCGTCTTTAGCCACGCTAAATGCTCCAATGAGTGCTGGGCAAAGCCTAACCCGTCGCTCAAGTGGGACGCGCCAACCGTTTGCGGTGCTTCTTTAGTCATTACTCGCGCCCCTTAGCTTTGCGTTAGCAGTCATCATTCAAACAGCCTTAATTGTGCCTGTGCCGCATGTATCCGCTCACATGCTATGTCAAAATACTTGCGCTCACGCTCTATCCCAACAAAGCTTTTGCCCATGTTGGCACAGGCAACGCCTGTTGTTCCACTGCCCATGAAGGGGTCGCAAATGGTATTGGATTCTTTGTGCATATCCAGACACCAAAGCATTAGCCGCTCAGGTTTTTGGGTCGGGTGTTCCTTGCCGTCTTGCAAGGCTTCCGCCCTTGTTAAGTTAAATATCCTTGCGGCGGCATTCTTGCTGCTCCAAGCAAATTCACAATCATCAAGGCTAAAATTTCGCTGCCCTTTGTCCCATACCAACCATTGCATAGTAGGCGGCAAATAGTCGGTAAAGTAGTTACCGCCCCAACAAATCAAATTCTTTGCTTTTTCTTGCATTAAGCCAAAAAACCATCCGCTTGGTCGTTCTTTGTCCCAGCCTTCTGCACCGTAGTCTACCCAGCCATTTTTTTGGCTGTTGCGCGTTCTGTCCGCGCCAATCCCGTAAGGCGGGTCGGTCAAAATAAGGTCAAAGTTTGGCAGCGTTGGCAATATCTCTCGGCAGTCCCCGTGCCAAAGCTCTGCGTTCCCGACCACAACTTTTTCAGCCATCTGTTTTCCTAAAAAACTGCTAACACTTCAATCAACCGGAGCGCATAAGCACAACGGCATTTCTTGTCTCATTACTGCGCCCGGTTATTTCAAGCGTTATGCGTCATTCAATGTGGTTTGTCATGTAATATGCCTGTGAGGAACATGAATCAACCACATCAGCAACATCATCATCAGCTTGACGTGGCATCTTCCCAGCCAACTCCATGCATTCCTTAAACAATGCAATCCTGCCATCAATTTGCTTTTGGCTTGTCTTGTTTGTCTCACATCCATTAGTTATTAATAGCATAATCAATATGTTAAACAGCATAACCCATCGCTCAACCGGACCAGCAACAGCGAGTGAGTTTTGTTCATTTTTCATAGTCATCCTCCCGCTATTGCGGTCAGGTTAGCTCTGCGTCGTCATTGTTAAAAATTGAATTAAAAAAATTATTTGCATCTTCTTCGGTTTCCCAAACGCCCCGTTCTTTCCAGTTGTCAGTAATTAGGCCATCTTGTGTGACCCATCGTTTCTCAGGCTCAATAACCAATATCACGCCTGGAATTTCCAAACACCCTTTAGGCACATCTAACATATTCATAACCCCTCATTCAAGCCGCCGCTTTGCCGTCGGCAGTTTCGTTTGGCGCACTGTCGGCGGGCTTAATTCTGCCTTAGATTGCATCATAATATACCTATTACACTTGTCAGCCGCCGCAGCTGCTTCCTCGGAAAAAATAGTAAGCTCAGTAATCGCTACTTCTCTGCATATCTTGGCGCAAGCTTCCCGTTCGGCATCGATGGCGGCTTTAGCGACGGCAAGAGCATATCCTTTAAGATCCCAAGAATACGCCGGCATACCAGGGTGCCATTCCAAAAAAACATTAGCTGCAATCTGTTCAGCAAGGTCTAACCCGCCATCCAAGGGCGAACCTCCGGATACTGGCGTTTGTTCAAGTTTGTCGTTTTCCATAAATAACCTCGTTTGTCAGCCGCTTCCGGCAGTCGCCTTAATTTTGCGTTATACATCGCTCAAATTTGGCAGCAGCCGTTTCTCTTGTAGTTCTTCAATTACACGCTTCCCGTTTGGCAGCATCATATGGGACAAAAAAGCGGCTTCAAACGAAAGCACGCCAATTTCAATCGCAGTCACCTGGCCTTTTATCCAATCTCGCAAAACGGAATACACGGCTATTTCGCCAATCTCAAGCGCCTTAAGTTCATGTTCCTGTTTTGTGCAGCGTTTTCTCGATGAATATGGGTTCTCTTTTAGCCAAGCGGCGGCGTAACCTTTGGCGCTGGCTTTTAAGCTAATCATGCGTCCACGATGGTCGAACTGGATAAATATCTCGCCAGTGTCGAAATCGCTACCGGTAGCAAATTTCGAACAACCGAATGAGCGCAATATTTTCTGTATTTCAGCAATGGCACGTTTGCCGCTAGTTGCGTTTTCGTAAGGTAATGTCATTTTGTGAATATGTATAATCCGTCATTTAAGCGCGAACCTCTTTTTTAATCGGCTTCCGGCTTAATTTCAATCATTTGTCATATTAGACAAGCATCAACAAGTTCCTGTTTAGACAATAATTTGTTAAAGTGTTTGGCGCTTATACCATTCCTATCAATTTCATAGGCGTTTACCTCACCTCCTGGATTGATACCCAAGTCATAAGCACGGCTTAATGCAAGCGCAATGCCTGTGGCAATCATTATGACAACGCCTAAGAATTGGTCGGTATCCGGCTTGCTTGGGTCGCAAAATGATAGCCAAAAGCATTTTTCATCCGCACAAAACTCATCTGAGAGCCTTTCAACAAATAACCTTGACGGGTCTTTTTTGTTCATATACAGGCATCAAGTTTTATCAAGCCCAAGCTCTTCAATCTCTATCAGCTTTTCAATGTAATGGATCGCTTTTTTTAGGTCGCTGACACCGCCCTTTTCTTTCCAGCGCGAAAGGTATTTTATTGCGTTGCCTTCAAAAAAACCAAGGCCGTTGGCGTGTATGAAGTCCCAGGGCTGAATGCGCTTGTCCTTATAGTGCGTTCCGCCGTGCTGAACGGCATTGGCGGTCGTTAAGTGCAAATATCCGCACTTGGGGAAATCTTCGTCTTCTACTGCTGCAGTGTCCGAATGCATCGTGTTAATTGCCCGCGCCATAAATGTTAATAAACTTTAACCAGGCTTCCAAAAGGTCAAGCCCAATTGCCGACTTGTTTGTGCCTGGCTGGTAAGCCAGGTACAAAGTGTTGTGTTTTCCGCTGGATTCCTGCCATGGCACTTGCACTATTTTGCAATAAGGCGCGTCATGCTTGAGGACGGCGCGGGGCTGTTGTCTGCGCTCAAAGATCATGTTTTTTACCGTCGATGGCTTGAAACACGTCAAAAATGAAGTTGTTGACGGTCAGGCTGTCCAATGGCTTGGCCAGTTCAAGCATCAGCGACTTGATCTTAAGGCGTTCTTCCATAATTGCCGATTCCAGAAACTTGGTAAGTTGCTCAATTATCTGTTCTTTGTCCGCGGTGAATTCTGAATCCGTTGGCTTTGTCGGTGTTTTTTTCAAGAACATCGGGATATGGCTCATTTTAGCACCACAATGGCGGCGTTGATCGCATCGGCAATAACCGTGTTAGGCAAGTTCATGATTGCAAGTGACTCAATGATGAGGCTGGTGTTGAGGTTGCAATCGCGGGCAAGGAATATGACGTAATCGATAATTTCAGTGTGGCTCATGGTGCTGTCTCCGGTTGGTTTGGTGTAAACAACTAAATTTTTACAGCGTCGTGTCGATAAATCCAGCAAACGCACAGGCCATCACGACGACGATAAAGACGATTTCAAATACAAGTTTCATTTAATTACCCTTGGTGTAGGCCTTGTTTTTTCATGAATCTGTTGAGCTTGGTAAAATAATACCATAGTATTTGTTTATGTCAATACTATAGTAGTATTAATTAAAAATAAATTTCATCTCCCCGAAATTGGGGCTTAATCTGCGTTTTTTATGGGATTAAAGGCAATAAAAAACCCGCCATGCGGGTTTGTTTTTGAGTGCTGGCGATTAATTCGCTAATATTCCTTTGCCAACTCTCGTTCACGTTGGCGCATGATTTCCATTTGCTCTGGGGACGCATAGCGGTATCTTTCATGAGTGACGCGCTCCTGTTTATGGGGTGGTGCTGACACAAGGTCGTTGTCATCGCCAGCCAGGACGCGTCCGGCCTTGTTTTCGACAATAATGTTGATTAGCCTGCTATCGGCGGCGTTCACCTCGCAGGCATAGGCCACTTGTTGCCAGGCGCCAAAGCCGTTTTCAATCTCAAGCTTGTTTCCAATGCCCTGCATGATGGTCTTGCTTTCATCCTTCCACTTGTAGCCAATGATCCTGTCTTCATGCCAATTGTCTGTCCATTTGTGCCGATAAATGGCCATCCGTTCCAAGCCGTCAATACAGGCGGCACGCGCTTCAACGGTGAATATTTTTGCGCCGACGCATTGCACATTTTGGTTGCAATCGTAGTCTTTGCGTACTTGGGCTGCGCGCCTTGACATTTCGTCTTTAAGGGAATTGGCCTTGTCCTTATCTGTTTTTTGGCTTGGTTCAGGTGTCGGGTAAGTTATTGGTGGGGTGTATTCAATCGGTTTGTTTTTGTTGCTTTCTGGTGGGGCTGTAATTTTGTTGCGTGGTATGTTGACAACCAACACCATCAATATAAGTGTGTAAATGATTTCTTTGGGCTTAACGGGTTTTTTAAGCAGCGGCGCACTGTTGGCGGTCTTTTGATCCTCGATTTGTTGGGTTTTGTCTTTTGGTTTTGTGGGTGGGTTACGAAATGTATTGTTTGGTCTTGATTTGTCTATTTCAAAAACCGCAGGTTGTCCGTCGATTGCGTTAATTTTAGGTTTGTATTTATCATAAATTATTCCGCAAGCGGGGCATTCATAGTCGGGTATTTCTGGATCGTCATTGCTTGTGCGGGCGTGGTTGCACGTTGGGCAGATCATCAGTTGAAATCGCCGTTTTTAAAGGTGGGTGTTAAAGCTTTGCGAAATTTTGTAGCTTCATCGGCCATTTTTTGCCCAATTTGTAACCATTCGTCTTGTTGGAAATGGGTCATTAATCTAATTAGTTTAATTGCCTGCTTTTCGTTTGTGGTCAGTGATGTGCTTGTGTAGGCCACTGGTTTTTCTTTAACAAAACCATAAGAGCTTGGTTTTAGCCATTCAGGAGCAAACCTTTGGTCTTCATCTTTTAACCATTTTGGGTGAATGTCCAAGGCAATTGCTAAGTCAATGTCAAATGATGACCGTTCTTGATCGCCACGCTCTATTTTTGAAATAGAACCTTGTTTGACTAAACCATTAGTCCGTCCTGCAAGCTCTTCTTGCGAGAGTCCAGCGTGATTCTCTAAACATATCGAGCGCCAATTTATTTGAATGAAACCAACAACTCTCAGGATCATTTTCTGGGCAAACAATCCGACAAACGCCAGCCTGTATTAATAAAGCAGCGCATTGTGGGCAAGGAGGTTTCGTAATAACCGCAGTTGAAGCATACAAATTAGCCCCAACACGAGCGGCAGCGGCAACGGCATTCGCCTCTGCGTGGACAATCATTGACAGTTTCAAATCGCGATTTAAATAACGCGCTTCACTGTCATCAACGCCCCTGGCAAAACCGTTGTAGCCAGTAGACAAAATATTGTTGTGCAGCCCGACCAAAACGCAACCAACCTTGGTTGAAGGGTCTTTAGATTTAAAAGCCACAACCTCGGCCAAGTCCATAAAATAATCTTGCCAACTAGTTTTCATCGTGCCGCCTTTGCTGAATCCAAGCAGCCAAAAAACAAGCGAACAAATCCTGTTTTTGTTCGTTTAAAACCAAGGTTTCACAAAGTTCCTTTTTATGGCCCCGCAAACAACCGCAACTATACACATTCGACGATGACACCCTGGGGCCAGTCTTGCCGCAAGCCTTGCATTCGCATGGCCAAAACTTCGTGTAGTCGTTCTGCAATCGTTGGGCAATACCAATAACCTTCAGGGCGCCAAACTGCATCCCCGACAAATCCCTAGCCTTTGGCATTGTCGGAGCGTCCAAAAAAAAATAAGAAAACCTCGGCGACCGCCTCCAGCAATTTTTCAACAACAGCGCACGAACCCGCCAAAATAATGATGGCCACTCCCACCACAAAAAAAGAAAAAACCACATAAAGGTAAGCTAACCACTCAAACATTCTTATTCTCCAAATTCTTTATTGTTGATTGCGCCCGCGCCTTGTCGTCACCATCCAAAAAATGACTGAAAACTCTTAAACGACGAGAATACATTTTTCTAAGCTGAAACAAGCGTAACTCATCAGACTTATACGCCCTAGCAAGGATGCGGCTTTCTTGAATATTGTGGTTGTCCAAGTTGAAACCGTACTCAAGGAAAACCTTACCTTTAATTACTTCCAGTTTTGCTTCATTGCTCACAATATTTTTCCTTGCAAAGCCCAAAAACCTTACTTAGCGCACAGTAATCAATTCCGCTAAGCCCTAAACTGTCCGCGCCCTTAAAAAAGCCCCGCAAAACCGAACGGGGCAACCTAGTAGGTGGCGCATGAAACCAAAAAACAATTGGTGGGTGCCAACAATGGGTCAGGCCTCAAAAAAAGCCACGGAGATCAACCCGTGGCGACCGAGGAGCGACACACAATAAAATTAGCACCCGAACCAGGCCAACCAGCCGAGGAATTGCTGGGATTACGGCGCATGGTTCGAGTCTTAGAGAAGGTAAGGATATGTGGTTCATGCCCCCATATCCTTACCTATGAATACATTTTCTTTAATAAATTTAGGGATTTCAGTGCCTGAGATTACTGCTTCGCCAATTACGATTCTCACTTGATCGATGGTCAGAACATCGTCCCACTGGCTAATTGCAGATTTCGTCTTGCCCAATGCCTTGGCCAGGTCAACCTGTGTTTTACCGAAAATTTTCACAGCTTCTTTTTTTGTCATGGCAATAGTAAAGCACACTTTATTTGATGATTCAAGCATTCTTTACATGCCGTTTACTATACTTAACATATGAAAGAAACAATCGGCTCACGCATAAAGACGCGCAGAAAATTGCTTAACATGACGCAAGAAAAGTTAGGCGAGGCTGTTGGTGTAACCAAACAAGCCATTTATCAGTGGGAACATGACCTGAACAAATCTTTCAAGTCGGATGAATTCGACAAGCTGGTCGTAGCCCTTGAAACCACCAGCGCATACCTAAAAAGCGGTATTGACAACCTGGAGAATAAAATCACCAACGCATATTTACCCGCCCAGAAAGATTATGAAAAGTTGGCGCTTGAGTTATTATCTAAAATGACCAGCTTCCAACGCACAGAATGGTTAGCAATTGGCAAAAAAATGGCAGAAGAGGCCGACAGGTTCAGGAAGGCGCTCCTGCCAGACTTTAAAAATGGTGATTATAAGTAACCACTAAAGACACCGTAGTTATGAAATATGGCGAACGATTAAGGCTGGCAAGGGAACAAGCAGGACTCTCGCAAGAAGAACTTGCAAGTCGGACTAATGGCTTAGTGAAACAAGGTTCTATTTCAAAGATAGAGCGTGGCGACCAAAAACGGTCATCATTTGATATTGACTTGGCAATTGCCTTGGACATTCACCCAAAGTGGTTGAAAGATGAAGACCAACGGTTTTCGCCTGAATGGTTTAATCCAGCTACTTGTATTAATTTTAAAGAAAAACCAACAGCTTATACAAGCACAGCATTGACCACAAACGAAAATAAGGCCATTAAACTAATTAGATTAATGCCCCATTTCCAACAGAACGAATGGTTAACTATTGGGCAAACCATGGCGGATCAGACTGAAATGTTTCGTAAGGCTTTAACGACTAAATCTAAAATCGGTGATGACAGTTAATGATCGCCAGCCCCACGTGTAAGTGACAAAGACTTCCTAAAACGTTCCGCCTCTTCTGCCATTAATTCACCAATGGCAATCCACTCAATTTGTTGAAAATCCACCATATTGTTTAACAACAACAATGTTTTTCGTTCCGTATCCGTTAAATCAGGTTTCTTAGAAACTTTTTGGCCTTCGCCAACTAACAACCACTCCATGCTAACGCCCAAAGCTTTAGCAAAACTATAGTGCCAGTTGGCCGGGATACCCCGCCTTTTCCAGCCAGTCCATTTTTGCTCATAAATGCCAAGCAACGCATAAAGGCGCTCGTTTGTGATGCCGCGCTCGTCCAAAACAAGCTGCACTCTTTTAATAATTTCAGCATCATTCAAGGCTATTAATCCCATAAGCATAAAGTGTAGCGGAAAACAGCCTTGGTGGCGGGCTGTTAACTATTTACCTTAAGTGCGTAAAGATTGCTTGACATTATGTAAAGATTACTATACTATACCCCCAAGCTCAACAGCTTCATGAAAAAACAAGGCTTATGCCAAGGGGAATTAAATGAAACTTGTGTTTGAAATCGTCTTTATCGTCGTCGTGATGGCCTGTGCGTTTGCCGGATTTGTCGCCTAGGCGCTGTAAAAATCACATGCTATTGACAACTACAATGAAACAGGTTTATGCTGGCCGCACTACTACTGTAAGCGGCCAGACCGCACCCGACAGCCTTGCGGTTTTTTTACGCCCAAAATTTCATTATGGGCGGGACAATAGGCCAAAATACAAGACCTTCGGGGAATATGCCAGCCGTCTTACAGCGGTAGTTGAGTCCCGCCTTCCCGTAACTACCGGGAAGGTTTTGCAACTAAACTGTAAGGAGGCCGTCATGGCTATTCAATCTCAAGGCGCAACCGCGCCCACCGTATTCCAATTTCAAGAAAATAATTCTATCCGCGTCATCATGATTGATGATGCGCCGTGGTTTGTCGCCGACGATGTTTGTTCGATTTTAGAGCATTCAAACTCAAGAATGGCTATCAAATCACTTGATGACGATGAAAAGGATGTAAGCATTGTTTACACCCTTGGCGGCGAACAACAGCTAAACATCATCAATGAATCAGGTTTGTATTCGCTCATCCTGACCAGTCGCAAACCCGAAGCCAAGAAATTTAAAAGGTGGGTCACGTCCGAAGTTTTACCGACAATGCACAAAACTGGCCAGTATCAAATGCCAGCCGCCAACCAATACGCCACCGAATACATCAGCAACGCCCAATACCATGAACTTAAGCACCTGGTCTGGCTGATCGGCAACAGTTTCCACCATCCTGGCGGCGGCACGTTTGCGGCTTGGCGGGTCTTACGCCAAGAGTTGGGTTGTGAGGTGGCCGCCAAGCTCCCCGCCGAACACTTTGAAACCGCCAAGGCGCGGCTTGAGCAGATAGAAAAACAATCCACTGCGTTCAAAAGAACCATCATGGACGCGGAAAGGAAATTTATGTCCAGCCAGTTTAAAACCGAACCCGACTGGGCGGCATTGGAACAGGACGCGAAAAGATTAGGGCTTGAATAAAACCACCGCGGCCAAGGATGGCCTAACTAGCTAGTTGTTTACGCCAAATAACCAAACCGAACCGGAGACAGCACCATGAGCCACATTGAAGTTATCGATTACATCATATTCCTTGCTAGAGATTGCAACCTAGAAACCAGCCTCATCATTGAATCACTGGCGATCATGAACTTACCTAACACGGTCATTGCCGATGCAATCACCGCCGCCATTGTGGTGCTGAAATGAGTCACATTCCGGTGTTCTTAAAAAAAACAACGCCGAAGTCAACGGATTCAGAATTCACTTCGGCAAAAGAAATGATAATTGAGCAACTTGCCAAGTTTCGGGAATCTTCCATTATGGAAGAACGCCTTAAGATCAAGGCGCTGATGCTTGAACTAGCCAAGCCATTGGACAGTCTGACCGTCAACAACTTCATTTTTGACGTGTTCCAAGCCATCGACGGTAAAAAACCATGATCTTTGAACGTAGACAACGGCCACGCGCCGTACTTAAGCATGACACGCCTTATTGCAAAATAATGCAAGTGCCATGTCAGGAACCCAGCGGAAAACACAACACTTTGTATCTGGCTTACCAACCAGGCACAAACAAGTCGGCAATTGGGCTTGACCTCTTGGAAGCCTGGCTAAAGTTTAATAACATTTATGGCTCAGGCAATTAACATGATGCATTCGGACACGGCAGCAGTAGAAGACAAAGATTTCCCCAAGTGCGGCTATTTGCACTTAACGACAGCCAACGCCGTTCAGCACGGCGGAACGCACTACAAAGACAAACGCATTCAACCTTGGGACTTCATACACGCCAACGGCCTTGGTTTTTTTGAAGGCAACGCAATAAAATACCTTTCGCGCTGGAAAGAAAAGGGCGGTGTCAGCGACCTAAAAAAAGCGATCCATTACATTGAAAAGCTGATAGAGATTGAAGAGCTTGGGCTTGATAAAACTTGATGCTTGTATATGGACAAAAAAGACCCGTCAAGGTTATTTGTTGAAAGGCTCTCAGATGAGTTTTGTGCGGATGAAAAATGCTTTTGGCTATCATTTTGCGATCCAAGCAAGCCGGATACCGACCAATTCTTAGGCGTTGTCATAATGATTGCCCCAGGCATTGCGCTTGCATTAAGCCACGCTTATGACCTGGGGATCAATCCAGGAGGCGAGGTAAATGCCTATGAAATTGATAGGAATGGTATAAGTGCCAACCACTTAAACAAATTATTGTCTAAGCAAGAACTTGTTGATGCTTGTCTAATATGACAAATGATTGAAATTAAGCCTAGATGCTAATAACTTATGATAGTAATTCTGCTAAATATTGTGTGCTGCCGATAAATTTTTACAAACACAAGGCATTTATTTATAACACAAAGCCAATGGGCAGTTTGCCCGACGACGACGACAAGGGAAACTACAAATGACAGATGAAAAAACAGGATCTGAAGAATGCACTGGGCAAGGTGTCTTTTTGGGCCCGCTCGATGCGACAGTTGCGACAGTTGCGGTGCTGGCGGTGGAGCGCGATTTGCGGCACGGCTTTAAGGACAACCATGGCCGAACCTGGGTGCGGTGCGCCCCTGGAGACACGGGCGGCACCTTCTGGAACGTTCAGGACGGCCAACGCGTGCGCTGCCGATTAAAGTACCCGCATGAATACAACGCGTACGCAGTGAACTTTGAGCGCAAGATGCGGCAGACCTCAGAAGACAACTACATAGGCGACGGCGGTTACCGAATGCAGCGCGAGGATGGGCAGACACCAAATGGCAACAGCATCGGCAGGCGATGGGTGTTGCGTGGGCCTGAAGGGGAGTGGATCGACTGCGGCCAATATAGGCATGACCTGCTGGCACGCCACGGTTTTGTTAAGGACTAACGCATAACGCAAAAGTGAGCTGACCAGCCTGGATACGACGATGAAAGAAGAGCAAACAATAAACCAGAACACCACTGAGCCGAACCGCATTGCCGAGGCGGGTCAGCTTGACTGCCGGGTTAGGCCGGTTGCAGTTGGTTATGTTAGTTATGATGTTATGGTTAATTGCCCTAACTGCAACAAACATATTTACCTTAACCAATACCCGTATAACGATGAAGAAACAGAATTTTCCCTAACTGACGATGAACTCGGTTTGGCACTTTTTGGGACAAAAACAACGCCTGCAACTTGGGATAATTTTGAAATTGAATTCAAATGCTGCAAATGCAGAAAACCGTTTTTATTAACTGGCATTGAAATATGAAGCCTAACGCAGAGCTAACCGGGCGCGGCGATGACGAGAAAAAGTAAAGCTGACTGCGGACGCGGTCCGGTTGATCTCAAGATTAGAGCAAATTTACTGATGGAATAAAAATGAAAGAAAATCTTTTGCCCTGCCCGTTCTGCGGAAGTGAAGCTGAATTTGATGATGACTACGATATTAAATATTGGCAACCGATAGCAATACCCACGCCTCCTAACGCAGAATTAACGCGCCGCAGCACAGCGCAAAACAATGAACTGGCGGCTGAAGGTTGCGTTGAATTAGGGGGTATGCGTGAGAATATTTATTGATAGCTTTAGCGGAGATGCGGCGAATATTAAGCCAAAAGAAAGGACAGTTGAAAATCTTGTATTAGTCTTAAAAGAAAATCCCAAAATAAGCACATGGGATTTTTCCGAAAACCCTTGGTTGCATCGGCTTATTAAAGATGCACTGGAAAAATGGATGATCAAGGAAGCTTATGAGCCTTATCCTTGGCACAGGTACGTTATTACTGACCACTAACGTCCGAATTAACCAGCCCGCCGCGTGACGGGCTTTGAAAGCGAGGAAACCATGAACACAAAGCAAAATTTAAACGAAGATGCGGACGGCGGGTCTGCGTTGAATGACGTATTAGCTGCTTTTTCTAGCATTGGACAGTACGCAATAGATAAACCCGTTCGAACTGCCGCAATCATGCTATGCGTACTATCACTGATAGTAGTGATTTCAGCCATCGCTTTTGGTGTCGCGCACTACCCAAGCGCTATAATCGTTGGGGCTATTGCTGGAGCTGGAATTGCAATGATTGTGATTGCAGGCAGCTAACTAGATTCACACACCTGACCGAATAAAATATTAGTACACCAAAAAATGTCGCAACTAAGAGAGCTACCGATAAGCCCGTCCACGTACTTTGGCCTGATGGCCGAATTTCAGAAGGCGCACGTTCCTATCGAGGAAGCCGCCGGACGTTATTTCGCCCATGACGCGGTGACGGCCAAGGACAAGGCGCGGAAAGGCAAATATCCCTTTCCAGTCTTCAAGGTTGGTACGCAATGGTTTGTCGATATAGGCCACTTGGCCGAGTACCTTGATGGACTCAAGAAGAAGGCCAAGGAAGAGTTTTCTTTGACGCGAAAAAGTTCTGTTAATTCATAGTTAAAGATGACCGATGAAGCAAAAAATTCAGAAGCCGCACCTGGGCAAAGCGTCCCTTTGAGCGACTGGTTAGGGCTTTAATCTACAAAGGAGTAAGACAAATGATTTCAGACGTACTACACGAT